GCGTCATATCGATGGCCAGCGAGTCCGCCGTGGCGCGAACGCCGGCGTAATCGAGCCCGGTCACCGTCCCCGACATACCGGCGAAGCGCCATTGGGTGTCGCTGGCAAAAAACAACCTGGCCGGGGTCTCGTTTCCCCGCCACAGGGTGAATATTTCCGGGGCGTCGTCGTCGGCGGGCAACCATTTGGCAATGTCCTGTTCGTTTACGCCAAGGACGCGGAGGTCCTCTTTGGCCTGGGTGTAGTCGTTTTCTGAATGACCGCCGCCCGTTACCCAAAAGCGGGCAGCGTCGGTTAGTTTTTTGTGGCGATACCGCTGGCGCTGTCGAAATAGGCGCGGAGCAGCGGCAGGCGGACGTAGCGGATTTTTATTAGTCGGTCGCGGGTGGCTTCCGAATAGGACAAAGGTTTATCGTCATCGCCGTGGACGTCATCCCCCCAGCCAACAAAGCACTCTTTCAGAAATTTGATATCGTTATTAACAGCGGACAAAGATTCGATAAGAACGTCGCTGTCTTTTCCGGTCAGTTCGTCGATCTTGTCCTGATCCAGAAATTTAAACTTGGCGGTAAATGTTTCTTCCTGGAACTTCCCGCCATCCACCGGCTTTCTAATGGTAACGGGCCAGGTGTAGACATAATCATCGGCAATTTTGAACATTAAACACTCCGTTTCGGGGCCGTTTAACGGGCCACTATTTGACCGTTATCTTGAGTTCGTCGTCGCCAGCGTTGGGGGTCAGGATCAGGCCGGCGGATAGTGTGGTGATGCCCTGGCTGTCGTCGTATGAGGGCTCTGTGAGTTGCACCGCTGGCGCGTCGATCTGGATGATGTTACCGGCGCCGACGCCGTGGATCAGCTGCAGGGCGCCCAAGGTGTTGGCCTTGGCTATCGAGATAAAATCCTTGGCGGCGATGGTCGGTAACTCGAGGGCGACGTTGCCGCCGCCCTGGCGGTCGGTGCGCAGCACACGGGCGGAGCCGACGCGGTCGCGGTGTTCAACCTGGTTGCCGAGGTTGAGGGACAGGCTTTCGAGAACGCCGGCGTAACCGTGCAGCGTAAACGTCGGGGTGTTGACCTTGGAGACGGGCAGCGGGTCCTTGAAGGCACCCAGGGTCAGGGCCGGGGCTGCGGTGTCTGTGGGGGCAACAAACAGGCCAGTGAAAGTGAACTCAAACCGCGGGATATCGTTGGGCGGGAATGTTAGGGAAACATTGCCGCGGGCGCCAAGCAAAGCGTGGCGGATGCCGTCGACGTTGAAATAGATGGTTCCCGTTTCGCCGTCCGTAGAGACCGGATCATATTCGACCGGGCCGGTGGTTGGCGTGATCGTCTCTGCCGTTCCGCACATGCGCAGTAGCGGGCCGTAGGCCGGGGCCACGGCGACTGCACCGGCGCCGGCAATATCACACATGAAGCCGACGACGACGTGGGTGTTGACGTGGATCGCCGCGTCGGCGCCGAGCGTGTTCTTGACGGTGTTGCGCTGTACGGTGCCGCCGGCCAGGGGCTGGATGGTGGGTTCCGAGATCAGGATTGCGTTGGCGGCGCCGGTGGGCACCGGGTCGGTGCCCTCAGTCACTTCGATCTTGACCAGGATGGTGCGCTTGCGCGTGAGTTTGGTCATGGCGGGTTACTCCTTTTTCGCCGGGGCGGTGGTTGGGTCCGGGGCGGCGTCTGTGGCGGGGGCCGGATGGATATCGAGGCGCTTGCCATCGGAATCGCGGGGGCCGAAGTGGCCGTCCTTGGGCGGCTGGGTGGCCTCGACCAGGACACGTTTGCCTTTTACAATTTTAAAACTGCCGTGTTGACGCGGGGGCATGGGGTTTCTCCTAAGCGCTGATGTAAAATTGTGTGGTGAACTCGGACAGGTGCCAGACGACACGATTACGTATTTCGATGACGCGGCCGGAGGCGTAGAGGTAGGCTTCAAAGCCGGTGGCCGGAGGCCAGCCGACGAGGGCTGTGCGGATATCGATAAGAAGGGCCTCCAGCTGCTGGGTGGCCGTATCGCCGGTCTTATCCTTGAGATTACCCAGCGCCGTGAGTACGCCGATCCGCGCGGTCGCTTCCTGGCGTACCGCCGTGGCGACGGCGTTGACCCCACCGCGCTCAGAAATGGGGATGACATAAGCGGCGGGTTGTTTGGCCGGGTTGTTTTTGATCTCGGAGAGGGCGGCGGCGCCGTCGACCAGTTTGAGGGTCGGGACCTGGGCTTTTAAGCGGTCCTGGGTGGATTGTAGGATCATTGCAGACCCCCGATATGGGCGGTGAGGATGTTGATGATCTCGGCTTCGTCGCCGGCGTCGATGCCGAGAAAGGGACGGGCCGGAATGTTGGCGGCGCCGCCGCGCCCGGCGCGGCCGCCGAGTTGGTGGATGGCGGCGTACAGGACGTTGCTGCCAACCTCGACGAAGTCCGCGCCGAAAACGTGGTGTTGGGAATCGCGAAGCCGGGCGCTATCGACCAGGGTCTGGCCGCCTTGTTTAAGGACACGCTGCGACGGTAGCCAGGCGATACCATCGGGGCCGGTGCCGGTCTCAAAACGGTTGAGGGTGGAGGCGACCAGCATGGAGCCGATCTCGTCCATGGCCGGGCTCAGGTCGCGGGCGCGCCGTTCCACGCCGTCCAGTTCCCGGCGGGCGGCGCGGTCTTCGATAGAGATATCGTAACGGATGGACGCGCCGGTCATCTATAGGTCCGCCAGGGTGCCATGGGTAAAAACGCGGTCGGGGCCGGACGTCTGGACGCCGCCGCCGTCCGAGGTGGGCTCAACGCCGGCGACCTCGAGGACAATCGTCCCCTTGGCGATCTTGTCGAGGGTGCGGATGGCGTCTCTCCTGTTGTTGACAACAACTTCGGTCGGATCGTCCTTATGCAGGGCGTAGCGCGCCAGGTGGCAGTTGAGCTGCTCGAGGATCGCCGGGATTGTGGACAACGGCAGCGCGTAGACCTTGGCCAGGTAGGCGTCAATTTCAACGGCGCCGTCGTCAATCGCCGCGGTGACCTGGGCGGCGTCGAGGACATCGTCGCCGTCGCGGTCGGCAATCTGCTTCATCTCGATATCGCCGAAGCGGTCGATCAGGTTTTGCTGGGTGCAGTACGCCATCGGTGGTTAGCCTTGAATTAGAAAGGGGGGCTTAAGCGGAGCCCCCCGAGCATTTCAGCGTGGCCTAGGCAACCGCCCCCCGCTCCGGGCGGCCCCTCACAGGCCCTTGGCGGGTTTATTTCTTGGGCTTGGGCTTCTTTTCGTCCTCGGCCTTCTTTTCGGCCGCGGCTTTCTTTTCGTCCTCGGATTTTTTGTCGGCCGCAGCTTTTATTTCGTCCTCGGTGGGAGCTTTGAGGCGGCCGAGCGCTATCAGGGGGACAGCTTGCTTTTCCGTCATCTTGATGGTGTCGCCCTCGAGATAGTCCTCGTCGTCGAACTTCAGCGGGAAGTCGCCGAGGACCGTATAGGTTTTTTTTGTATCCATTGGGGGCTCCTTCAGGGCCGGGCTTAGGCGGTGGCGTTCTGGATCAGATAACCGGCCTCGGCGCCGACAAGTTCGGCCGAAAATTCGTCGGTTACAGGGTAGAACCAGGATTTGGCGTTTCGCTCGTCGTAGGGCGTCTCGACATAAGGGGTCCCGTCGAGTTGATAGGTATACCCGTAGGAGGGGACTTCCATATTTCCGTCCTGGCCCATGGGAACGTATGCGAGGACCGCGTCCTTTCCCCAGATATCCACGAATGCGTCATTGTCATCGGCGTAGATGGATTTGCCGATGGCGACCTTTTCCACGTTGAAATACCGGGCCAGCATTTCTGTGGTGATACTGTCGGCGCTCGTGTATTTGAACTGGTCCTTGATTGCGGCATGTTCGGAAACGTCCATGAATACCTTCGGCCCGAGGATCATGGTGTTGGGATAGCGCCCGATGTTGGCGCGAATGGCTTCCTTGGCGGTATTAACGTCGCCTTTCGGATTACTGCCGGCATCGCTCCACTGGTTGACGCCGGCAAGGGTGACCTTGTTGGTGCCGGCGTAATTGGCAGCCAGTCTGGCAGCGGTGCCTTGCAGATATTCCTTACGCAGACTCATAATGTCCTGTACGACACGGACGGCGCGCGCGCCCATGTCAATACCGGGAACGCGACCGGCTTCCTGCATGATTTCGAACGGGACCTTGCCTTCAAGGGAGTGTTGTTCCAGGGAATAGGCAACACCCTGATATCCGAAGTCGATCCGCTTGGTGGCGGCGCCGGGTGCGCGGGCGGTGTTGTAGAGCTTGAAGCTTTCTTTATTGAACTCGATTCGCTTGCCGCCGCGCACCGAGACGGACGCGGTGGGAAAAATTAGGTGGCCGACGCTTTCCGGGTGCTGATAACCCCTGGACTGAGTGGTCAGGATCGGATCAATGACGCGGGCTTGGGTTGGGGTAAGCATGGGTTTTTCCTTTTGTGTTGGTTAACGGCGCAGGGCCACTTCAATAAATTCACCGGCCGCGGCAGCAGCCACGAGGGCGTCTGCAAAAACGTATTCGGGCAAATCGCCGCCGGTCAGAACGTCGCCGTTTGCGGCGGACGAGGTCATTGCGGTTGCACCAGCCCCAACGCCAAGGTTGCCCGTGACGGGGATCGCCCGGCCCTGAACATCGACAATAAGGCTGTCGCCAACGGCAATGGCCGCGCCCGTTTCAACGACTGTGGTGCCTATGGTTTCAACGGCGACGGCTTCTGTGTCGGCGGCGTCCGTCTGGGAGACACCGAGAACCTTTTCGCCCTGGTTGGTTGCCTGGGCGCCGGCAATGGTGATGCCGCGGTGTTTAACAATGGCACCGCTGGCGAGCAGGGTCAGGGCTAGAATGGAAATGGATTGCTTGGACATTGGGGTGTTCCCTTAATGACTGTTGATGGTGGAGACGGCGACCACTGCATCGGCATATTTTGCGTCTGCGTGGCCTTCCATGAAGGCCAGGGCCTTGTTATGTGTTTCGAGGGCAACCGGATCGACGGCAAATCCGGCCGGTGCTTTAAAGCCGGGACTGCCGTTTTCTATTTCTCCGCCGGAGCGCTCGGAAAAGTCGACGCGCTTGGGCATGGTTTCCAGGAAGCCGGTGAAAAATGCCAGCGGGGTTTTTTTGTTGTCGTCGCCTTCGGCAAACTGGACGGTGTCGGTGCCTTCGAGCCCGGCCATGAATTTGGCGAGGCCGTCTTTTTCGGCGGGGAGAACCCGGCCGTCCTTGACCAGGCCGTCGATGGCGGTGGCGGCGTCGGCGGTTCGCTTCTGTTCGGCGAACTCTGCCTTGTCTTTGTCGAGAGTTTCCTTGCCGGCACTGAGGGCGGCCTGTTCCTCGGCGAACTTGGTTGCGGCCTCGGCGGCGGCCTTATCTTCTTGGGGAGTGTTCATGGTGTCCTCTTGAGGTTGTGGTTGTGGGGCGGGCTCGGAAAACATTGGTGCCGGTTGGTCTGGAACGCCGGCTTCTTCCTGCAGGCTATCGACAGACCAGGAAGGCAAAATGTTGTCGGCCTTTTCCAAACCAAGGGTCTCGATGAGATTATCCCGCAGGTTTCGGAACAACCGTCCGATGGTCTTGTCTTCATATTCGCCGAACTGGACGGTGACGGTATCTTCGCCGGCACCGGCGAACTCGACCGGGGTCAGGCCCTTGACGGCGGGCGCCGCGGCACCAAGGAAGGCGACGTGCTGAAGGTAGTAAGTTCCGGGCACCGGGTTGGCGCTGGAATCGGGCGGATAGAAGGACGCCGAGCGGGTTTTAAAACGGCCATTCTTGACGAGCTCGGAAAATTGCGGATCGACCTGGTCGGTTTCGGCGACGAGGGCGCCGTCGGTAAAAGACAGCCCCTTGATCCAGCCGAAGGCCGGCGCGGTTTGTTCCGGGTGGGTGAAGTCGGTCTGCCACAGTTGGTTAATGGCTGTCGT